CACACAAAAAGAAAAAAAGTTTTTTTAACCTTTTTGTGTCCTTAATACCTTGAAGAATATTAATCTCTTCCCGGAAATCGAGATCGAGATCTGGCTTCAAGTAACACTAATTTTCGCAGTGTCCTTGACTAAGGTTGAGAATATCTGTGTTCTTTTGGGTGATCTCCATACGATAATCACTCATATTGTGTCGCCACTCAAGATCAAGATCTGGCAAACCCAGCTGGTTGACCAAGGTACTTGGGAGACCTCTTGGCCCAAGCTGGAGTGTCCTCTGGTATTCACCTGACAGTAATAGTCCTAAAACAGTGTGCAATCGGTTCACCGTAAATTATCATTGATATCTGTTATATCCTAATAAGCATTCAAAATCCAATCCTCCCCTGAATAACAGCCCAATCCGCAAAGTACTTTGGGTATAGGTATAATCCAAGTTGAATTCTCAAGTAGACAACTAGGCCTTTGAGTATCCTGTGATCATGAATCGTTATCTTGGTCATGGTACTAGAACATCTAGGGAAAATACCAACCTGAGTGAATTACATGGTATTCTAAGCCTCGGGTTAAATGTAGATCATACCATTGTAAGGAAGAAGAGCATCCCGTTGTTTGAGATCGGTAACTCTGATCAAGTATGTAATTGGATAATTCAAATAATTGAGGCTGGGGTGGACCTGCAGGATGTTGCTGATAGCTTTTTAACAATGCTCTGCGTAAATCATGCTTATCAAGGAGATCCTAATTTGTTCCTTGAGAGTCCTGCAGCTCATTATTTAAAAGGACATGGTATCCACTTCGAAATCCAGCATCGTGATAATGTTGATCACATCACAGATCTCCTTGGAGTAGGGAGTCGAGACAAATCACTCAGAAAAACTCTTTCTGCACTTGAATTCGAGCCTGATGGCTCAACTACGGCTGGGATGTTTTTGTCTTTCGCAAGTTTATTTCTCCCGAAGTTAGTTGTCGGTGAACGTGCCTGCTTGGAAAAAGTGCAGCGGCAAATTCAAATTCATGCAGAACAAGGCTTAATCCAATATCCCACCCAATGGCAGTCCGTAGGACATATGATGGTTGTATTCAGGCTGATTCGTGTCAACTTTGTCCTCAAATTCCTCCTAGTTCACCAGGGCATGCACATGATGGCTGGGCATGATGCTAATGATGCAATCATTGCCAATTCAATATCCCAAACACGATTTTCAGGATTGTTAATCGTGAAGACTGTCCTAGAGCATATTCTCCAAAAAACTGAGGCAGGGGTCCAACTTCATCCATTAGCTCGAACCTCGAAAGTCAAAGGAGAACTCCTTGCATTCAAATCAGCACTGGAAGCGTTGGCCTCACACAGAGAGTATGCACCATTTGCACGGCTCTTGAACCTCTCTGGTGTTAATAATCTAGAACATGGCCTGTATCCTCAGCTCTCTGCCATCGCGCTTGGAGTTGCTACAGCTCATGGTAGCACACTAGCAGGAGTTAATGTGAGTGAACAATACCAGCAACTCCGAGAGGCTGCAACAGAGGCTGAGAAACAATTACAACAGCACTCAGAGATGCGGGAATTGGAGACCCTTGGACTGGATGAACAAGAAAGGAAGATCCTTGCAACATTCCACTCCCGGAAAAATGAGATCAACATTCAACAGACCAGCTCGATATTAGCAATTCGTAAGGAACGACTCCGCAAGCTGACAGAGGCCCTCAATGAAGAAAAGAATAAGAATGCACTTGATGATGAGGACGAAAGTGAAGAAGACGACTGGTCACCAGAAAATAGGGGGATACGGAGCAACAAGGGATCAACCAAAGAGTCATCCTCCTACACTGCTAGCAGAACCGAAGAAGACAGAAACAATTATAATAGTAAGGATGACCATCTCTCAGGAAAGGAACAAATGTCCACTCAACAGGAGTCAGGTGCTGACGATCTTGATCTTTTCGATCTGGACGACGACGGTGATACAAACAGCCAGGATCCAAACAACAGACAAAAACAATCCGATACTCAACAAACACAAGAATCCAGTGACCGTTCCGACTATTCAAGGCGACCAGCCTACGACTGGCCCCCAGGCGACAGGCCCCACACAACACAGGCTACAGATGAGCACACTGACCTCTTGAACAAGGACCATCGACGCAACCAGGTGAAGCCCGGAAGAAGGGGAAATGATCCAAGGACCCTCCCATTAATCAGCTTTGATGACAATGAGGGAGAGATCTTAGACGACAAGTCAGACCTCCCTGCTCCAGACACCCACTCAGACCCCGACACTGAGGAGTCAGAGGAAGAACATCCAGATGAAGAACTACTACCACCTGCTCCTAAGTACAACACTAAAACTTCAGAGCAAGAACCCGGGGATTGGAAGCAGCCCACTAGCCCCCTAAGTACAATACCGGAAGAAGAGGGAGGTCATGAGGCAAACAACGATAATTCCGAGTCTGATCTGATCGATCAAATGTACCAGCATATATTTGAGACAGAAGGCGCTTATGCAGCTATCAACTATTATTACAAAACCACAGGTCGACCAGTGACCTTCACCTCAAACAACAACCATGACTACACATTTCCTCAAGACATTGAAGGTCTGTTCCCACCGTGGGAAGGCAAAGAAAATCAAAAGGTGGCAGAGATCCTCACCAACTCTCTACATGAGACAGGGCAAGAATGGGCTGATATGAGTGCAAAGGAACGGTACCTTTTCTTGATAAATAACTAATCACCCCATTAAAATTGCTCATGGGGCCTGGAGAGAAACCTGCGCTGCATGTAATTAACCATCAAGCAGTAATCTCTACACTAAGATCAATTCATCAATGCATGTGAGCAAAGAGACCGCGGGCTGAACATAATGGAACAAAAGTCGAAGAATATTAAGAAAAACCCGGCAACGTGTTGTAGAGGTGGCAACAGAGAAACCTCCACGGCATATCAGCCAATCAACACAGCCCAACACAAAGGAGACACCCGACGGGACACAAATCCAAGGGTCAGGTGATCCCGCCCCAAACACAGGACTCAAAGCCCACCAGAAGGGCACACCCCAGAGACTCCACAGGCCATCCCTCTCCAAAAGACCCGAGACGAACTACACGGCATGGACAAAGTGACGGATGCCATCATGACTGGGCGATTATCACTCGACACAATCCCTGGCTTTCAATGCTCTGCGCCGACCTCCAGGAGCAGGCCCACCGGGCGAAAGTGTCCACCGTGGGAAGGACCACTCATTGAGCCCAAGACTTCCGCCAACAAATCAACACAAACTGAGAACATCTACCAAAGCGACCAGGTCCTACGCGAAATCAAACAACTGAGCTCAATTCTAGCCCACCAAATCACAACCATGGAGAGGCTAGAGGGTTCACTTCAAAGCATACACCAACAGCTTCAGGTGGTCGGGGGCATGGCACATAACCTAACATCCTTGACAACCCTGTGCACAGAAATGGTTGCCAAATATGACTTCCTTGTCATGACCACCGGACGAGCAACTGCAACAGCGGCGGCAACAGAGGCTTACTGGAAAGAACATGGGAAAGCCCCACCTGGCCCAGCCTTGTTCGAAGCAGATGCACTTAAGGCACGAATCCAAGAAAATCCCAAAAGTGTCCCGACTGATGTTAGAGAGGCCTTTGACCGTCTAGAGAAGACTGAGGAGGTAACAGAGAGGACGTTCGGAAAGCCAACCATCTCAGCTAAGCTCCTCAAGGAACTTCTCTATGATCATCTTCCTGGATATGGGACTGCCTTCCATCAGCTTGCCCAAGTCGTATGCAAGGTCGGGAAAGACAATGATCTCCTGGATATCATACATGCTGAGTTCCAGGCCAGCCTAGCAGAGGGTGACTCTCCGCAATGTGCCCTGATTCAGATCACGAAGCGAATCCCCATCTTCGGGGAGACACCACCTCCCGTCATCTACATAAAAACAAAACAAGAAATACCCAAAGCATGCCAAAAAAGCCTCCGCCCTCTTCCCCCCAATCCTAAAATTGAACGGGGCTGGGTATGCCATTATGTAACAGCAGATGGAAAGGAAATGGGCCTCAAGATATAAAACTGAACAAGCACTCCAAAGGCCTACATCCAACATCATTATGGTGGACAACCTGTCCCAATCCAGTACACAGGCAAAAAACCTGCAACAACAGGAGGTGCCCAATAACCCGAGTTCCCCTACAATCTCGAGCGGAAAAAGCTGACTACGAGGCTGTCAGAAGGGGGCCACAGGAAATATGGCTTACCACCTCCCGACCAGGGCACAATCTGCACAAAACACACCATCTCCATCTCCACCCCAAAACCAGGACCAGAGGCAGGAACAAGCACAAAGGGCCTACATCGGGCTCAAGCATGAGCAGCCAGACACATATCCAAGACCCTTCACCCCATCAACCCCAAGACCAACAACAAGGCTGCAGCGCTGCAACACCAAAATAAGATTGACTACCCTGCAAAGATCCCTCCACATACAACACGACAATCCATAAATCCCTAGAGCCTAACGGCCAACCACACCAAACACTCACGAGGAAGACGCCACCCGCAAAGCAACCCAAATGAACAACACCAGCAGCTCCCCGACCACCCGGACGGGCAACCGAGAGCACAACACCTCAAACCCGTCAACAGACCGCCACAGAGGACCCGGCTAAAACCCCTCCTGAGACAAGACCAGACACCATATCCCATCTACATTGATCCCAAAACAAAATACTGAAGAATATTAAGAAAAAACACCTTGGCTTGACAGTTCATAAGCGACCTTATAAGAGGATACTCTATACGTGGATAGAGAATGTTCTCCAAACATGTAACACTTCCACCACCTCCATACAATCCAAGCTCACCGGAAGGACTCTATTACAACCCAGATGCAGGGAAGAAACATGGGAACCCACACTCCCATCCCGTCCCGCACACGGAGCACTCCCGAGCCTCCAACACCATTCGTCCAACTGCCGATTTCAGCCTTGACTATGACAGTAGTTCTGCTTCAGGGGCCATTTCAGCCTTTATGTTAGAAGCCTATGTCAATGTTATCTCCAACAACAAGGTGCTGCTGAAACTTGTTCCGTTGTGGTTGCCACTTGGGGTCGCAGGACAAGACTTGTACAGCTTTGACTCAACGGCCTCTGCCCTACTGATTGCTTCATACACCATTACTCACTTCGGAATGACCACCCGACCTCTTGTCCGTGTCAACAGACTGGGTCCAGGAATACCTGACCATCCCCTTCACTTGCTCCGACTCGGCAACCAGGCATTCCTGCAAGAACTAGTGCTACCGCCTCTTCAGCTGCCCCAATTTTTTACTTTTGAACTCACTGAATTGAGGCTCTACACACATCTGATGCCTCAAACCATCTGGATAGACTCAGCGCATGGAGACAGACATGAACTTCTTCGACCTGGGCTCTCTGTCAACCCCCGTCTGCGCCCTATATTGCTCCCGTGTAAGACTGGGAAAAAGGTATCTCAACACGAGATTGCCTCACCTGACAAAATAAAGTCTGTTGCCAACTACATAAAAGAGCTCAAGTTGGTGACCTTGGATGCCACAAAGGGCGTATATGCTCTGGAGATCCCCGAGCCATTGTTTGAGAAACTAACAGGGAAGAAGTCTCCGCAGAAAGGAAGCAGCACACTGATCCCCATCCTGGTTCCAAGACTCATGTCGAAGGATGATCTAGGAGGGAGGGATCTGGTCATGTCAACCAAAGGTTCTTGCGAGAATTGTTATTACCCTGGAGCCAGTCCAACTCAACCTGGAGGAGAACAGTCGTAGCCTGGAGTTAATTACAACCTAGCTATGATTGAGTGTCCCTGAATTAAACTGAGAATTTTTCTTATTGATCCTCTTTGACCATACCCAGACACGCAGAGCTTCCAAGTCCTATTGAGGACGCACTGGAGGGTAGGAGGAACGCGCTGGTCGACTCCGTCGCTCCGACCAATAGCTAACGCACAATGCTATATCTCTTAACAAGCTAACCAACTCAACCCAAAGCAATATGCAACTACCATCGACATCCCCCCGCCACTGAGACAACCCGGCACCCCCCCAGTTCCCCATGCTGGCTCAATCTAACAGTCAAACATCACTTAGACTATAGTGAAAGAAAACATATATTGAAGAACATTAAGAAAAAGCTGTTCGGAGACAGGGATTTCCCATCCACTATATTGCTTTACCAATAACATCGAGCTTACATACTCCTCTTGAAAATCAAGAGAGGCTGAGTTTTGCCACGGGTGCAGAACCGGGACAAGATGGTGCCCACCTACCCGTACAGCAGCCTATTAGATTGGAGACCACCACCAAACACCCTACCATGGATCCTCAACCTTGTGGTCTTTTATACCATAGCCTGGCTGCCCGGGGGAGTCTCAGGAATTCCACTCGGTTTGTTGGGAAACAACAGCATCACCCAAACTGTCGTGGACAATGTAGTGTGCAAGGAACACCTTGCCACAACAGATCAGCTACAGGCTATTGGATTGGGACTAGAGGGGCTTGGTGAACATGCTGACCTCCCGACTGCCACCAAGCGATGGGGTTTTCGATCTGATGTCATCCCAAAAATCGTGGGATACACCGCTGGGGAATGGGTGGAAAACTGCTACAATCTTGAAATCACCAAGAAAGATGGTCATCCTTGCCTCCCCAGCCCGCCAACTGGCTTACTTGGCTATCCCCGATGCCGCTATGTCCACAGAGCCAAAGGAGCAGGCCCTTGCCCAGGTGGGAATGCTTTCCACAAACATGGTTCTTTCTTTCTGTACCACGGTATGGCTTCTACAGTAATTTATCATGGTGTAACCTTTACGGAAGGCACAATTGCTTTCCTAATTGTCCCGAAGGATGCACCCCGTCTCAAGGCAGGGCTTGGAACAGGATTCAGTCATCAAGCAGAGAACCAAAACCCAAACAACCAATTTCGAACAACAACTTTAGATTATGATGTAATGAGTCCTTGGATGGACAATGCTACCTTCTTCTTTCGAGCGAGGGAAGACACATCAATGCTAATCCAAACAAGGTACCCTCCAGCAAATCTAGAGCTTGTTCAAGAAAGATTGGCTAATCTTACCGGAGATCAAGCTGATCCATCAAAGATGGAAGAGATTGTCGCTGAGGTTTTGACATTGGAGCTCGGTGATTGGTCCGGTTGGACAACTAAAAAAACCGCAGTACAAACCATACGGCTAAGAAACCCTTCACCAGCATCTGGTTCAACCAAGGACAAGACTGGCCAGAAGCCCATGACGGATCATCAGGAGTTCATCCTCCAACCTCATTCTGCTGTTGGACAACCCTGCCTCTGGAACATTCTTCGAACTCCGGGGCGGAACCCTGCACGAAGGCACCGGCGGGAAACACCACCAACAATGTCCATCACTGCTGCTCCTGGGTCAGGATACAAGCCGTACATCCAGGCAATACCTCTGGTGAAATTTCGATGCCATTGGGAGGGTCTTCGGCATGTGTGTCGTCGATACCCCTCCTGGGTTCAGTGAGCAACAATAGTTCAATACAGGAGCTTGAGACTTCATCTAAAAGTGCAACAGAATTGACAACTCCCATCAATCACTCCCAATCACTACAGCTCGCATCCGTCACAAACACCCCCACACCGACAACACAGTCCAAGTCCTGGACAGTTGACTACAACAACACAACGCCAACCATGGATCCCACAACAATACTGACGACACCCGACACCGCAACCATTCCCCCTAACAACTCATCTGATCACAACGCCACAACAACAAGCAAAACAAGACGAAGGAGACAGGTCAACCCAGTGCCCCCAACGATCACCCAACAAACCTCTACAAGCATCAATACCTCCCACCACCCCAATATGACAACACAGTTAGCAAGACATCCGAGTGTGCAAACAAGGATGCAAAACCCCAGCTGTAATCCCAACCTTAGATACTGGACAAGCCGGGAGATGAGTAATGCTGGGGGGCTTGCATGGATTCCATGGATTGGACCAGGGATTGAGGGAGGGATCACAGACGGGATAATGGAGCATCAGAACACAATTGTCTGTCAGTTACGGGAGCTCGCGAACACCACTACTAAAGCCCTACAGCTTTTCCTCCGGGCTACCACTGAGCTCCGAACCTACTCTATCCTCAACCGCCATGCGATTGACTTTCTACTACAGCGTTGGGGTGGTACCTGCAGAATCCTTGGCCCAAACTGCTGTATCGAACCTCATGATTGGTCTGCCAACATTACGGCTGAGATAAATCATATTAGAGAAGATATCCTGAACCATCATGAGATCCAACCTTCTCAAGACCCCTCCTTTTGGACTGGATGGCAACAGTGGATCCCAACAGGAGCCAGTGCTCTCGGAATCATCCTGGCAATATTAGCCTTGATTTGTCTGTGCAGAATAACACGATGAGTAGACCGAAAGGGAAAGGCAAAACAAAAAACAATCACCGCCGTGTTGCCACAGCCGAAAGTCAGTCCAAGCCCCAATACACAGACACCCGACAACCTCCTACGAGGCCTCAAAGGGCCAAAACACACCCTCGAACCAGGAGATTAACAGGTTTAACTGAGGGCCGAGAGACCAACCGCTAGACAACTACAAATGATGGGGACCTCTCCTGCAACTTCGACCCGACGCAACATCAACCCTACAATCCAGCATAAGGTCAGACGGTGAGCCCCTGATTGGCTCCACCGAACACTTTAAAACATAAGCATCAATATAACTTATCTGCATCTAATCCAATCTGCTTCCCAGTACTTCTTATATACTTGAAATAAAGCAATGATGAATATTAAGAAAAAACTAGGCTAGTATTGTATAGTCTTGACCTTCTTGAAACAAGGTAGCCTAGCTTGCTTAACCGGCTCTTAAAGGGATCGAGATGGCTGCTGGTCCACTAAGAGCCAAAGAATGGGCAAGGAGACAATTGGACAATACAATCAGTCATCCAGTTGGTCCACGGCCTTCGAACTACCACATCGGATCTAACCTGGCCCCTCAGCACTATCCGAGTGGAAGGGGTTTTAATGAAAGAGGGAGAAGCGTCAGTCGACAGTGTCCAGGACAAGGCACACAAGTCAGGCCACGTTCGCAGTCAATGTCGAGGTTGACTAACTCAAGAATAACCCCTGGAGATTGGCAATGTCAACCGTGTGATTATCCCAAGGCAAGGTTCAAACGTGTTGAACAGTCCCTGGTGCCACCTGCACCCAAAGACATCTGTCCAACTCTGAAAAAGGGGTATCTTTGTGACAGCCAATTCTGTAAAAAAGACCATAATCTAGAGCAACTAACGGATCATGAGTTGTTGTTACTTGTGGCACGACAGAGCTGCATATCATCTCCGGCAGCACGAGAAATCCCGCGGGCCAAAGACTGTAGGCTTGCGACACCATCATTGTGTGACTACCAGCAGCATAACCAAGAGAGTCTGACCCTAAACAGGCTTTGTGAGATCGCTCAAGCCTGGGCATCTATGACTTGGGAGGATATAGACGACAAACAATTACGAGCCTTATTAACATTAAGTGCAGTTCTTGTCAGAAAGCACTCCAAATCGCAGTTATCAGCTCTTTGTGAGAATCATGTCCGCAGGGAGGCCCTCGCTCAAGACCAAGCTAGCATTGTTCTCGAAGTATATCAGAAACTACATAGCGACAAGGGTGGAAAGTTTGAAGCTGCGTTATGGCAACATTGGGATCGGGGATCTTTGACTCTTTTCATCCATGCTGCTCTGCGGGCAGGGACCACTATCCCATGTGAAAGCTCGGCAATTGTAGTCGCCAGTATTATGTCATTGTTGTCCAATTCCCAAAATGATTCTTCTGAACCAGTAGCTGAAGGGCCACCTGGCCAAGATCAGCAATAGGGCTCAGCACTGCATCCACCAGTCCACCAACAGAACTAACCTTTCCGACCCTGACCCTACCCACACACTACATACCCATGCAAGCAGAGATCCCACTACCAGCAAACACCCCTCTCGAAAACCCACCAAGGTAGAAGGCCAGCCGACCTGTCAGCCAACAACAACAAAGTAGGCAACCTACCCCAACTCCTACCACCGATCCGAACAACGAACAACCAACACAGTCCTCCGAGGAGGCAACACAACACAGAACAGTCCACCCGACTCCAGAGCAACAAAACAAACGGGCCTTCAAAAGCTGCACAGTCAGCCACCACACAAACCATCCACCCCAGACTCCGACACACCCAGACCCCATGCCAGTGGAGGGCACGACACCAACACAGCCCACAGAGGCTCCCCCAGCCAACACCACCCACACAAAAGGGGTTTCGTCCAAACACCCAAGCACGATCACCTGCACCAACCGGCCCTCTTGTCCACCAAAGATAGCACCACTCCAGGGGAGGCGAAACAATTTATTAAGAAAAAAGAGACGAAGAACATTAAGTGAGCTTAGATTGACACATTGAGCTTTAACATAGTCAATTCCAACGCTCCAAAGCAATAGTTTAAAAGTAATTTATCAAAGAAATTTCCAAGAAAAAAGAGGCAGGAGTGGAGCATAACCTTACCAGACAAGACTGCAAAAAAGAAGACCCCCTTTTGGGGGGGTGTAGATACCCAGGGCAATCAACCAACCATCAAGCAACAACCAACAAACAGGAAAGGACCTCCCCCTGCCATAGGGGACAAGCCAGACAGTTTCCACCACTCCCTCCAGGACTAACAAACCGCGGAACCATTCAAGAGCCCCACCGCTGCAGACAAACGAACAAGAACACAAACCAGGCACACCCAGCATCCAGCCCTCCGATCCAGTCCACACACCACAAGAGGATCCAGGCTGGGCAGAAGTCCCAACCAGCTGCCGACAGACGAAAGACAAAGGTTCCTCCCACGATCCAAGGCCGCCCACGCCACCAAACCCGAGACAAAACATCGATCCGCTCAGATCGGCACAACCGAACACGGCCCCCGAAGTCGGGCATCCCAAAACCAGACACCACCGCAAAGAGGACCTAGACAAAGGGCCACCACAGTTCAAGGCCTGCATCAGGAGACCCACGGGACAAACCCAGACAAAATCCCACACAAAAGGCTGACCCACCATGGCCCGACCGTCAGGAAGGTACAACATCCTCCAGACCGACACATTCCATGAGAATACTGTTGTAAAACATGATCTATGTAATTTTCTTGTCACAACAACAATCACTGGGTGGGATGTCTACTGGGCTGGTCATCTTTTCCATGTCCCCAACAAAGGAATTGCGCTTCTCACCCGTCTAAAGACATCTGATTTTGCACCTGCATGGACCCTGACCAAGAATCTATTTCCACATCTATTTCATAACCCGACCAGTACCCTCAAAGACCCTGTTTGGGGCCTTAGAGTGATCCTGGCAGCAGCCCTGTATGATCAAGTAATGGAACAATCCCTCATCAAACCCCTAAGCGAGACCTTAACTCTGCTAGGAGATTGGCTTTTGACCACAGAAACGCAAAAATTCAATCTGAGAACCCCTCGGGCCCAGGAACAAATAAGCTTGAGGATGTTATCCTTGGTAAAGAAGCATGTGGACAACTTTATCCTAAAACTTCTTGAACTTCATGTCATAAACAATCGAGGGTTTACAAGCAGCATTGAAATCGGAAACAAGTGTAATACTATAATCATTTCCCGAACAAACATGGGATACCTTGTTGAACAGCAGGAACCGGACAAGTCTGCACTTCGAAAAACAAAACCTGGTCCAGTCAAATTTACTTTAGTGCACGAGGATGCATTCAGGGACTTTAAACCAGAAAGATCGAGCATAAATTTATTAATCATGGAGTTTAATAGTTCACTCGCCATATGAGTCCCACAGGAAACCTCTGGGAGTCTGGCCGCAACCCACTGGAGTGTCACCAAGGCATCTCCCAGAGAAACACCCGAACCGAAACCGCTCATAACTCAACATGCCGATCACTCTCACCCTCACTAGCAAAAGAGAACAGGAGGCCTCCCACAAGTACATTCGTTCTCTTGAATCAATCCTAATCTTCCCTTCAACTCTCAAGATCCTTCCTCTTCTTACTTTGTTCCGCTCCTCGCCTAGTCCCAACACAGCAATCACCAACCAGATCGAAGAAACCGCGGCAGGTCGACCCAACTGAGCAACATCGACTGCAACTTCACACAAGCCTCCAACTGGCCTCCAACAGATACCGCAAAGAACCCAAATGCAGGAAGCACAGTACCCAGATGCTAGATTATCATCACCAATAGTGCTCGATCAATGTGATCTAGTAGCAAGAGCATGTAATTTATATTCAAATTACTCATATAACCCAACACTCAAGAAGTGTCGATTACCCAAGCACATTTATAGACTACAGTATGATATAGCAGTAAATGAGTTTCTTGCCGGGGTCCCTCTTTCTACTTTACCCATTGACTATCTGGTTCCACTTATCATTAATGCCAACACAGATTCAATCAAAATTCAAGATCAACCCTCGATTAAAAATCATATCAAGGACGGAATTTCCTTTGCTCTACATGATTCTGGATTTCTCAACTATTATCTCAAAACAATTGGTATTAATACTATGATAGATTTGGGGACGTTCCATAACTCAGCCAAAAAGATCCTACTAAATGAGCGAATAATTGATGAAGCGGTTACATGGCTAGATCTTGTTGTGGCTGCAAGACGTGCACGTATGAACCGTGGAAATACACGATCCACATGGTACGCATCAGGAGAATTAATAGATATATTGGGTTATGGGGATTACATTTTCTGGAAAATCCCCTTAAAGTTATTACCATTAAATAAGAGAGGTGTTCCCCATGCGTCAGCACCGTGGTATGACCCTACAACTTTTAAGTCATGTTCAGAAGGATCAACTGTGGTTGTCTCAATATCTACAGTAGAAGTCTTACTTATGATCAAGGATGTAGCTTTCTCACGAATGAACACATTACTTATATGTAAGTTGGCTGAATTAGAGGACACCTTGACGGACTACCCTACTGTGGAATCCTTGCATGATCTGTACCGCAGTGGAGACTACTTAATTTCATTACTGGGATCGACAGGGTATGATATCATTAAATATTTGGAACCACTGTGTCTGGGCCGGATACAATTGTTATCCAACTTTACTCCACGGAAAACCTGGTATTACTCCCAAATGCAAGTTGCATTGCTCAAGGACTTGGCAGAAAGAACAAAGGGCAGGGAACTTACTTTATACCAACAAACAAAGATTCGGTCTTTCCATCAAATATTATTTAGACTTAAACTCCGAGCTCAACAATGGTGTGAGTTATTTTCTATCCAGAAGCACTGGGGGCATCCTGTCTTGCACAGTGAGTTAGCGATTGCGAAAGTTAAAAAACATGGGACATGTCTGAAAGTGCTAAGGCCTAGTATCATGTTTGATACTTTCTGCGTTTTCAAATACATGGTAGGGAAACATCATTTTGACAATACAGGACATTGGTACCGTGTGACACATGACAAGAATCTTACTCCAACTTTAAAGACTTACATTCAGAAGAACCACTTTCCGACATTTCGTGATGTTAGGAAGTTTCTTTGGGAGTTTTACTTGGTGCAACATGAGGATCTTTTCTCAACTAAAGTAATCAGTGATCTCAGTATTTTCATCAAAGATCGGGCCACTGCTGTTGAGAGCATCTGCTGGGATGCCGTTTTCGAACCAAATGTACTAGGTTATGCCCCTCCCATGCGATTCATTACAAAACGGGTGCCTGAACAGTTCTTAGCCCAAGAGGATTTCTCATTAGAAGCAGTAATCTCTTATGCAGAGAAATTACAGTACTTGGAACCAGTAAATAGAAACTTCTCCTTCTCTTTGAAAGAGAAAGAATTAAATATAGGACGCACCTTTGGAAAATTACCTTATTTAACCCGAAATTTACAAACTCTTTGTGAGGCACTATTGGCTGACGGGTTAGCTAAAGCATTTCCGAGTAATATGATGGTTGTTACCGAGAGGGAGCAGAAAGAAACTCTCCTTCATCAGGCCTCATGGCATCATGAACAGGGCAATCTAGGAGACCATGTACAAGTTCGTGGAGCGAGTTTTGTTACAGATCTGGAAAAATACAATCTAGCCTTTAGGTTTGAATTCACTCGACCATTCATTGAGTACTGCAACCATTGTTATAACATTAAGAATGCATTCAATTGGATGCATTACTTAATTCCTAGCTGCTATATGCATGTAAGTGACTATTACAATCCACCTCATGGACTAACATTGGAAAACCGAGGATACCCGCCCGAGGGTCCAAGTTCATACAGAGGACATCTTGGAGGGATTGAGGGCTTACAGCAAAAATTATGGACAAGTATTTCTTGTGCTCAGATCAGTCTTGCTGAACTTCGCTCTGGCTTCAAGACAAGATCAGCCGTCATGGGTGACAACCAATGTATTACTGTCCTCTCGGTTTTCCCGGATCACTATCAGGAAGATTTACAGGAGTTGGAGGCGGAAGACAATGCAGCAAGAGTAGCAGCTATATTGGCTCGAATAACTGCTTCGTGCGGTATATTTCTAAAGCCTGAGGAGACTTTCGTCCACTCTGGATTCATTTACTTCGGTAAGAAACAATACCTAAATGGTGTCCAGTTACCACAATCTCTTAAGACTGCTGCAAGAATGGCCCCATTATCAGATGCAATTTTTGATGATCTCCAAGGTACACTTGCTAGCATTGGCACTGCATTTGAAAGGGCTATTGCTGAATCCCGACATATTTTCCCAATTAGGATTATGGCTGCCATCCAATCTTACTTGGCAGTTAAGGTTTTACAAGAGAACCATTTGGGTTTTCCAAAAAACACAGATTTAGGTGTATTGGCACTCGGGAAACCAATTAGTGCCAAAATGATCAGACTCTGCTTATCCATTCCTCAAGTCCTGGGTGGGCTCTCATTCTTGAACCCGGAGAAATGCTTTTATCGCAATTTAAGTGACCCAGTCACTTCTGGTCTCTATCAAGTTAAAAAGTACTTAGCCTACATCGGCCAAGGAGACCTGTTTCCTCTCTTTGTGGCTAAGCGACCAGGTGATGCAAGTGCGATTGACCTGGTTCTTAACCCTCTAGGACTCAATTATCCAGGAGCCCAGGATTTAACCTCCTTCTTGAGGCGCATAGTTCGTCAGAGTATTACCTTTCATTCAAAGAATAAATTAATAAACTCATTGTTTCATGCTAATGCAGACTTAGAGGATGAGTATTTATGTGAGTGGTTACTCTCATCTGAGCCTGTCATGTCAAGATTTGCTGCTGACATCTTCTCTCGAACACCCAGTGGTAAGAGGCTCCAAATCCTTGGGTACTTGGAAGGAACTAGAACTCTCTTGGCATCACGGAATCTCCACACAAATTCCGAATCATCACTCCTATCTCGACTCAGAGCATTAACAACGAAGCGGTGGCAATTGTGGTTCAGTTATATGGACCAGTACGATGAAGATCTTGGGGACGTGATTGGACAGTTGACATGTACATTGGACATCGCGAATGTCTTACGTGAATATTCCTGGAGTCATGTCCTACAAGGTCGCCGATTGATTGGAGCAACATTGCCATGTGTGCCAGAACAGTTTGAACTCACCTGGTTGACTGGTGATAAGGCTTGTAAGCACTGTCAGTCTAAACTGAGGGACAAGAAGAAGCCTTATGTGTCAGCGGCATTAGTTGACAAAATTATTAGTCAAAGGCCGAGTTATCATCGGTTAAGTTGGACAATAGGGACTCTGACACCTTACATTGGGTCAAGGACAGAGGACAAAATCGGGCAATCAGCTTTTAAACCCAGATGTCCCTCAGCTGCACTCCGGGAAACGATTGAGTTAGCTTCCCGAATTCTCTGGGTAACACAAGGTTCGAGCCAAGCGGAAGATATTATTCGTCCATTTTGCGAGGCCAGGATAAACCTGCCAGTCCAGGAACTATTCAAATTGCTTCCATCGCACTACTCTGGCAATATTGTTCATCGTTACAATGACCAGTATGGTCCGCGCTCCTTTATGGCCAATAGAATGAGTAACACTGCCACAAGGATTATCGTTTCAACAAACACCCTCGGGCCATATTCGGGAGGGGGCCAAGCGGCCCGTGACAGCAACATTATATTTCAAAATGTAATAAATTTCGCTGTTGCTGTACTTGACATCCAGAATAGTTTCTTAGATCAGCCAATGAGTGAATTTAAGCACATCCATCTACATATTAAAGATTGCTGCACTCGTGAAGTCCCTAGTCAGTATTTAACCTATAAGGCTAATTTTGGGATGAATCTCCAAAAGTATCAATCAAATGAGTTAATTTATGACAAAGATCCTCTACGCTGTGGGCTCACCTGTAGAGTCAGTGTTGAGAATTTCTTCTTAAAACACCATTTTAAAAACTCAGTTGAAGGTGAACTATTGAGATATCCGCACCTGTCGGCTTGGGGGTTAGCCAACACTGTAATGACTTCTCTACTAGCAGATATGAATAATGCATCTACGGACTTAATAAGCGGGAATGAAGTCAAGTCCTTTACTTCTCAATTTCTTGCTTACCCATTGATTGGAATTTTTTATTCATTCGGGGCAATAACCACGTTCAAACTTGGTCGCAATTTGAGCCTTCAAAAAATAACAAAATCCCAGATTATCTATTACTTAGACAGTCAGCTGTACAATCTGCCTCATCGGGCACTTCGTGTATTTAAAACCACTTTCCAACATCCAGCCGTCCTTGAATCTCTTTTAACCATCGATCCAAGTTTTTCGTTCTTTCTTGGAGGAGCCTCTGGAGGGAAATCAGTGGCTGATGCGACCCGATTGTTTTTAAGGTTAGCTATCCAAGTCTTCCTGAATTTCATTAGCTTATACAGCCAACAAAAGATAGGGAAGACTCTTCCCTTATGGGTGGTGTTCCCACTAGAGGGAGAACCTGACGAACCTATCCTTGAGTTTCTATCTGAACTACTAAGAGCTTTATCCCATCCACTACCAGACCAAGAGGCATCCACTGATACCCGAATTCAACCATCTTGTGTATTTCGATCAGAACAGATCTACAGGAGCATGTCAACAATGAGTAACTTCTTCCATGCGTCACTAGCCTGCTGGAGGGACCGACGACAGGGACGGGCAAGAGGAAGTTCCAATGTAAAAGGGACCATCTTGCTATATGACATTAAAGGTCTACTATCCTTAGGATGGAAAGACTGTTCTCTTTCAAATGCACCCCTTAAGAACTCCCTCTCCTCTTCACACTGTTCAAGGGATATCCTCGAACATCGTAGCAGGAATATAACAGAGTGTCCACCCTTGCTCTCCAGACGAACCAGAATCTCCCAAGAATCAAAACATGCCCGAAATATTGTGCAGAATACTCAACACGTACGGTCTGCAACTCTACCAGGCGATGCCCCCCCAGACCCCACCCATAGACCAGGATGCTTGCGCTTGAATGTCTTTAAGACTGAACAGGACGAGACTGGCCTCAGCACAGAAGAAACAATTGAGCAATTACTGGCCAGGCTTAAGATGATGCCAGACACTACATCTTATTGTCGATTCACTGGGGTCATTGCATCAATGCATTACAAGCTAGATGAGGTCCTGTACCCAACAAATGAGACCCCAACTGTTGCTCTATTAGCTGAAGGTGAGGGCTCTGGGGCATTATTACTGATAAGGAAATACCGGGCACGACAAATATTCTTCAATACCTTGGCAACCGGCAATATGGTTGAGGCTGAGGTTTTGATGGGTGAGTCAGTACCCCGCATGTTACTTCCTCTGCTCCCTTCTATCAATAATAAGGAGATTAAGATCTTCTTCAACACGTCAGTAACAATGAAGACAGACATAACTGATCCAAAATGGTTTGATAGTATAGAGGATCGGCTTCCAAGATCACTTGATTTACTAGTTATGGATGCTGAGACTATTGGAAATAGTATCAGGATTCCGCTCTACAATGCTGTTATCAAGTGCATAGATCGGGACAAGATGCAAGATAAACCAAAATGTGTTATTGTCAAATTATTTCTTAATGATTACCTAGGGACCTGTTGGATCTTAAACCATATCACCCTTCGCTACAATAAAGTAGAGATTATTAAACCATTAAGTTCAAATGCTCGATCATCAGAATGGTACTTGAAAGCAGAGCAACCGGTCCTATCATCTGAACTAAATTACATAAATGTTAATTGGGAGGGTCATACCACCAAACTGATCAAAAAGGCCTTGCATTGCCAACTCTCTCGCCAATCCTATTGGGTTACCCACCTAATGTCCTATGCAAATTTGGATTTACACCGGGAGTATATCAGAATGGGCTTCCCTCCCCTTACATCTGTACTCCATTACCGGTACCATATGGTCGCAACAGAGTCGTCACCATTACTTACTATACGTAGGCATACAAATCTTTTGCTCCAGGAAATAAGAGAATTAGTGAGGGACTACTTCTTAAGTCGATGTACAAGAACTCAAGCATTTCACTTTATCAAAACACAGAAAGGGCGGATAACTAAACTTGCTAATGATTATCTTAAATGGAGACTCGTATTATCAGCATTAGAGCGATATACTTTATTTGAACAAGCACTGAACAATATTGAGCCCTACATTCAGGTATGTATTTTAGGTCCCTGCAACAAAGCTTTGTGCAGCAACGATCATTTGCCCATTCCGCTGCTCTATCTCACACGAACTGATCAAGCCGAGAGGAAGCTACTGAACCGACTAGTAGGTCTAGTCCAGTTCTTCCCAGATGGGCTATAATAATAATATCTGGGAAATGAGTCAAAATCCCCCTGTAGTATAATCACCTTAACCAGATGAATCAACTTATCTCAATACAGGTTTAGAATTAAGAAAAAACTAGTTGT